TAACTGTGACAGGTAATGATGGTCAAACAGGGACTTTTAAATTAGTCATAGATTATAGCACTTGTTAATGACATACGACGAGTTAGCTGGTTCCGTAAAATTATCCGAAGGCTTTAGAGATCACGTTTACATAGACACTGAAGGATTTCGCACAATAGGCTGGGGTCATAAGGTAGTTCACGAAGATAATTTTGAAGATGGCAAGACATATACAAAAGAAGAACTACAAGAAGTATTTGATAAAGATTTAAATAATGCAATAGGTAAAGCTAGAACACTTATGGAAAATAATGGTGTCACTGATTTACCTACTACAGCGCAGCATACCCTTACCGAAATGGTATTTCAGCTTGGCCCTACAGGCGTGTCCAAATTCCGTAACATGTGGAAATGTCTGCAAGAAAGCAATTTTATTGGTGCAAGTTATGAAATGCTCGACTCGAAATGGAATAAACAAACTCCAAATCGTTGCAAAAAATTGGCTGACCAAATGAAATCATGCGATTAGAAAATTTCTTTACAGCTTATAAAAAAGATTTAATTGCTAGACAAAAACAGTTAGAAGAAGTTATATTAAGCGGACAGGTAAAAGACTGGTCACATTATAATTACTTGACTGGAAAATTAGCTGCTTTAAGACAAGAAACTCAAGAGCTTTCGCTCTTGCTCAAGAACACGGAGTTAGAAAATGACTAAACCAAAATTAATCGTACCAAAACATGTTTGGGATGGTGCGCAGGCTGAAAAAAAGAAAAACGAAGTAGAAAAAGTACCAACCCCAACTGGTTGGAGAATAGTTTTATTTCCATTAAAATTAGAAGGTAAAACAAAAGGTGGCGTTCTTCTTACTGATGACACTGTCGCTGAATCTCAAATGACTACCAACATTTGTAAAGTTTTAAAAGTAGGGCCCCTAGCCTATAAAGATAAATCAAGATATCCAGATGGTAAAGCTTGGTGTAAAGAAGGTGATTGGGTAATAATAACTACTTACGCTGGATCAAGAATAAAAATTGATGGCGGAGAACTTAGAATTGTTAATGAAGATGAGATAATCGCAACTGTGGATGATCCACGGGATATTTTACCAAAAAATATAATGTAAATGGAGAAAACTATGCAACCACAATCACTAAATGAAGAAAAATTAATTCCTCTTGATACTTCAGGAGATAATATTGATGTTGAATTGAATGAAGAAACAAAGGAACAAAATAATGAAAAAACTGTAGAAGTAAAAGAAGAAGTTAATAACCAAAATCCTAAAGAAGAAGGCACTGAACACGAACAGTATCTAACTAAAAAAAAGAAAAAAGAAGATCCACGGTTAAGAATTAATGAACTTACTGGTAAGTGGAGAGAAGCTGAAAGACAACAATTAGCTGCAATTGAATATGCAAAAGCTGTTCAAAAAGAAAATGAAGATTTAAAAAAGAAAAATTCTACCTTAGATAATTCTTATATTGAAGAGTTTAAAACTAGAGCAACTAGTGAAGAAACTACAATTAAAAAAGATCTTCAAGAAGCTATGCAAGCAGGTGATTTTGCAAAACAAGCTGAACTTCAAGGTAAATTAACCGATACTATTCTTCAAAGACAAAGAGCTGAAATGACTCTTCAGAAAAAAATTCAGGAAGAAAAAAATAAACCTGAAGAAAAACCTGTTGATTTTACAGCTTCACAACAAAAAGCACCACCTACACCAGAGCCTTCAGCAAAAGCTCAATCGTGGGTATCAAAAAATTCTTGGTTCGGAAACGGATCAGACAGCGGACATGATGTCGTAAAAACTATGGCTACTTATGGTATTCATCGGCAATTAATTACAGAGGGAGTTGATCCTGAGTCAGATGATTACTATAATGAAATAGATACTAGACTTTCTAGGTATTTTAATGCTAATACAGACACATCACAAGTCGGTAGTAACAGAGTCGCTCAGACTGTTGCTAGCGCCGCCAGAAATGGCAAAGCAACTGGGCGCAGAACTGTGACACTCACGCCATCACAAGTCGCTTTGGCTAAAAAATTAGGTGTGCCACTTGAAAAATACGCAGAACAACTGCAATTAATGCAGAAATCGTGAAGGAGGCGTTATGGATGAAATTAAAGAATTAAAGAAGACTTCGCGCAAACAAGAGACCCGTGAAAAGGTTGCTCGTAAGAGGGGATGGGTCCCTCCTTCGAACTTAGAAGCGCCAGAACCACCCGACGGTTTTCACCATCGGTGGATAAGAGCTGAATATCGTGGCATGCCTGATGAAGCAAATATCATCGGTAGACTACGAAGTGGATATGAATTTGTGAAAATGGATGAGTATCCCGATAGAATGGATTTACCTTCTATCGCAGAAGGTAAATATAAAGGCGTTATAGGTATTGGCGGATTATTATTAATGCGTTGTCCAGTAGAAGTGAAAGAAGACAGAGATGAATATTTCCGTAATCTTACAAACGAAAAGACAGCAGCAATTGAAAATGATCTTCATAAAGATGAGCATCCAGCGATGCCAATCCATCAGGAGAGGCAAAGCAGAGTAACTTTTGGAGGCAAGAAATCTTAATTCGTAAGATCATTGTGTCTCTAAAAAATTTAGGAGACTACTATGGCTAACATAGATCAAGCATTCGGTCTTAGACCGATAGCTAAAGTTGGTTCTGCCCCTGGTGGAACAACTGGTACTACTAAATACTCTATCACAAGTGGCGCAAGTGGCTTATTTA